ATGATGGGTTCCAATGGGAGTTGGTTATATGTAAATTGGTTGGCAGTTAACTTGCAAACAAAGTTGCTCGGATGTAAAATCAGGGGGCGAATCATATTATAACTACTGTTGTGACTGCACAATACCTACGTATTCAGTAACACTAGCGGAGTAAATTCGATAGAAAAGCTTGGCAGAACAGACGACTGTTTGCCCGGTAGCAGTGTTAGTGACTTGTGCGTAGATGTTGTCGGTAGCAAGAAGGATGCCATTGCCCATGCCGTCTGTGAAATCAAAAGAGATCGCATCAGGCAGTGCAACTGCACCACTCGTCGCGTACGAGGATTGTGAGCCTACAACAGCAAAAGTGTCAGGGTCAGCCAGCGTGGTGGCGACCGTTCCGTGATTTTTGGTAGATAGATGCAAACGTAGATCTGTATAGGTTGCTGCAGAAGCAAAAGCCTGTGGAAATTCGCATAAAAGTTTGATTGCTTCTATCACTTGAGCCTTAGCTCCATTCGGGGAACTGAAGTTGCGCATCACTGGGAGGGGAATCGCGGTCGTCGCCGAAGCATTATTTCCAGCAGTTACGCTGAACGTCATGTATTCCGGTTTGTAATCGCGACTGCCTCCAGTGAGGATGTTGCTTTCAGATGTGTTGCGCGCATTAGCGCGTCGCGGACGTCTCGTGGTCGTTCGTTGTGAGTTCATAATTATTATAGCACGCACCTAGTACGGAAGTTGAACATAATTGCTGCGATCATTTGGAATTTCTCCAATGTTCTGCATGCAACTCAGATCTACACGATGGTAATGTTCTTCCAGTACAGCCTGCTCATGTGGCGTAATGCCCCATGCCACCCAAATGTCAAATACTGTTTCGGCGATAATGTCGGTGCTATATTTTTTGTGCATCCCTCTGCTCTCATAATGTCTTCCGCTTACTTGGAAGTGTCTCTGCTTACGATAGTCGCAGTAGCGACCAAAACGGCTGAACGTGTTGTAAAACTCTCTCAACACTGGAATGTCCCCATACATGGACAATCCACAGTCGCCAATGGCATAAAACCATTGTTCACGGGTCGCTCTGTCAGTTAAATCGAGCGTGGTCATCGTATCTTTGCTAAGCACGGTTGGGATATTGCGTACCATCAAAACACCGTCGCGTGTGCGAATCGGTCTGCTTTGACAAAACTCCACTTTAGGTAACTCATAAACGGGCTCTTCAAACACCATGCGGAAACCGCATGCTGTGAAGAAGTCCAGAGCTCCATGGCGGAACTTTTCAAGGTCGCTTCTCTCCATGAAGATCATACAATCGTCACCATTGTTAATGAGTTCGAC